CGGAAATGTGCCAAAATCTGCAATCAAATATAATGAGTCTGAGTAATGGCAAAAAAGCAAACAGTTGGAATGTATACCCCACTGCCGAAAACAAAACGGCGTGGGCGTAAGCGTGGTTTGAACATCCGTAAGGTTCACGGCCCGAAAAGCAATATGAGGATCCGTTAATGGCTATCGTATATCGCGGCGAGCGTTTTGCTGGCTATAACAAACCAAAACGCACCCCCAGTCATCCCAAAAAGAGCCATGCTGTGCTAGCAAAAGAAGGCGATAAGATAAAGCTAATTCGCTTTGGTCAGCAAGGTGTATCTGGATCACCAAAGAAAAAAGGCGAAAGCAAGTCTTATGCTAATCGCCGTAAGTCGTTCAAGGCGCGTCATGCCCAGAACATAGCTAAAGGCAAAATGTCAGCCGCCTACTGGGCCGACAAAGTTAAATGGTAAAGGAAAAGATTATGGCATACCCAACCAAAGATAAAAAACCACAAAACAAAGGCAAAGCATTTACGCCTTGCCCTGCTTGTAAGAACGCAATGGCCTGTCGCAAAATGGGTGCTTGCATTAAGGGAATGAAGTAATGCCACTCACCCCAAAGGGGCGCAAAGTCATGCGCGAGTTAAAAGACCAGTATGGAGATAAACGTGGAGAAGGCGTTTTCTATGCTATGGTAAACTCTGGCAGACTATCTGGTGTAGAGGAAAAGCGTAAGCCCAAAAGGAGAGGTTAATGTATGTCACTATCTATCGCAGAGACAGAAAGAGAGAGAAGGCTTTGGCGCAAGAAGCACTTGCTAAAGAGGCAGAGGCGGCAAAGGCTAAATCAGACGAAGAAACCAAGAAGTTAAAAAGAGGGCGACCCAAAAGACGAAAGGCTCAACCATGAATTGTAATAACTGTGGCTATCCCAACCCAAACGGATATGTAGGTGCTTGCAAGTCCTGCCGCCAATCACTTGTGCAAGAAGCTATACAAGTTGTAGAAACTGTGGCAAAAAAGACTAAGACGAAAAAAGTATTGACCAAAAAGGTTGTGGAAGAAGTAAATGGCGAAGATAAGTGATATTGAGTTTCAGTCCATTCTGCGGAATGAGATTGAACAGGCACTTGGTTACTATGACACGGAGTTTAGTCAAGATCGCATTGATGCGATGGACTATTACTTAGGAGAACCTTTTGGCAACGAACAGCCTGATCGCTCTCAAGTAGTAAGCACAGAAGTTTCAGATACCATCGAGCATATCATGCCGAGCCTGATGCGTATTTACACGCAGTCAGATGAGTATGTGCGTTTTGCTCCCACTGGCCCAGAAGATGTTTTGGTTGCCGAGCAAGCTAGTGACTATTGCAACTGGGTTATCAATACAGATAACTCTGGCTTTGCAATTATGCACAACTGGTTCAAAGATGCTCTGCTGTTGAAGCTAGGTGTTGTCAAATACACTTGGGAAGAAATCGTAGATGTTGAGGTTGAGGAGTATGAAGGCCTTAACGAGCAAGAACTAACTATCTTGCTTGCAGACGATGAAGTCGAAGTTGTATCGCAGAATGAAACTGTTATTGGCGAAGAGATGGAAATGCCAGATGGCAGAATCATTCCGCAAACAATTATCTATGATGTAAAACTGCGCCGCACAAAAACAGATGGTCGTATCAATATTGAGAACGTGCCACCAGAAGAGTTTTTGATTTCTAAGCGAGCAAAGTCACTCAAAGATGCTAACTTTGTTTCACATAGAACAACGATGACTGTTAGCGATCTTGTCGCTATGGGTTATGATCGTGATGAGGTAGAGGCTTATGCAGGTGTTACAGACCTTGACACATCAGAAGAAAGAACAAGTCGGTTTGAGGATCTTGAAAGCGGATCTGAGTTTGACAGCAAAGACCCAGCCATGCGCGATGTCTTGGTTACTGAAAGCTACATCAAGGCTGATTATGACAACGATGGTGTTGCTGAGTTGCGGCGCGTTATTACTGTTGGCTCTGGCTATCACATCCTAGAGAATGAAGAATGTGACCACGTCCCATTTGCAATTCTTTCTCCTATCCTAATGCCGCATCGTGCAATCGGTCGCTCGGTTGCAGAACTTGTGATGGACGTTCAGTTAATTAAATCAACTCTGATGCGTCAGTTGCTAGACAATATCTACAACACAAACAATGCGCGTGTTATTGCTGTTGAAGGCCAAGTTAATCTTGATGACCTGCTGACTAACCGCCCAGGCGGTATTGTGCGTACTCGCGCACCAGGCATGGTTCAGCCATTGCAAGTGCCAGAAGTATCTCGTTCTGTGTTCCCTGCTCTTGAGTATATGGATCGCTTAAAAGAACAGCGCACTGGTATAAGCCGTCAGTCGATGGGCTTGGATGCGGATGCACTGCAATCAACAACTGCTACTGCTGTTGCCGCTATGCAAGCCGCATCGCAGGGAAAAGTTGAAATGATTGCTCGTGTGTTTGCAGAAACAGGTGTTAAAGATCTGTTCCGTGGCATCTTGCATCTTGTTACGAAGTATCAAAACAAGCCACAGATTGTTCGTCTGCGTAATCAGTTTGTGCCGATGGATCCTCGTCAGTGGGCAAACAGCTATGACGTTCAGATCAATGTCGGTCTTGGTACTGGTCAACGCGATCAACAGCTTGCAACGCTGTTTCAGATTGCCGCCAAGCAAGAGCAGATCATGGGTACAATGGGTATGAACAATCCTATTGTTACACCGCTTGAGTATCGCAACACGCTTGCTAAGATTACAGAACTATCTGGCTTTAAGAACGCTGGTGAGTTTTTTGCTGATCCACGCAATGCGCCACCACAACGGCCAAAGCAACCCCCTCCAGATCCTCGTATTGCGATGGAAATGCAGAAGATGCAAGCAGATATGCAAATGGCTCAACAGAAAGCGGCTCAGGATCTTCAGCTTCAGAAAGAAAAGATGCAGATGGAGTTTGCCTTCAAGCGTGAGCAAATGGCGGCTGAGTTGCAACTGCGTCAACAGGAACTTGCATTTGAACGTGAGCTACGCGCACAGCAGATTATTGCTGGAGTACAAACATCGACTAACCTACCAAGGGTGTAGTAAATGGTTTCAACGCCCATAAACGTACAATCACTTTTAAATGTACCAGTGCCAATAGCAAATAATTCTATTTTAGGTACGCTAAGTGCTTCTACGCCACCTATGTCTAGCGACACGATGGGCTACATTCCTTCGTTTCAACCTTCTACACCATACTCTGCAACTAATTTGCCAGAGTTTATGAAGGGCTATCAGCAAACCCCTAGTGGTCGCTTTGTGATGTCACAAGGGTTGTTGGGTGTGGCTCCTACTATAGACAAGGTTCAGTCTCTTTTTTCTAAAGGATATGCTTCTGAATACGGGCCACTAGAGCAGAAATTTCAAGAAAGTTTTGCGCTTGATCCTAGTTGGTTTGGAAATATTTATCGTGCTGGTGGTCTGATACCTCGCACCTTCACAGGCACGACAGAAGATTCATCTTCTGGATTAGCTGGAGATATAGCTGTTGGCTTAGCATTAAAAGAAGCGTATCCATACGTAGAAGATTTATTAAATGTTGTTACCGATCCTTTAAGTGAAGAAGTAAAAAATATAGAAGAAAGTTTGGGCAAAAAGTTTGAGGAAAAAGTAACGCAACCAGTTAAAGAGACGGTTATTGAACCAATTAAAACTGGTTTTGAAGAATATGTAACAGAACCATTTAAAGAGACTGTTATTGATCCTGTTGTTGAGGCTTACAAAGAATCAGCTCTTAAAAAAGATATTGTTGATCCGCTTGTAGATGAGGTTCAGCAGTTTGGCAAAAAACTTGATGAAACATTTGACAAGCCAGAATTTATCAATACAGCCCAAGAAAAAGCTAAAGAATATATTAAAGAGTTTAAAGAAAGCGATATATACAAAGCTGGTAAGACAGCTATAGATATTGGCACAGATGCGCTTAAGGCGTATGGCAATATTGAAAATGTTATAAAAGATCCAAATCCA